GTTTTAGCCCATCGGCCGACAACCAGCTGAGACGGCTGGGGAGACTGGCCGAAAAACGTGACCGCGGCCTGATATTCAGGCGCATCGGTTCCGAAATCGGCGGCAATTCCCTCGACGCCCGAATACGTGCGCAGGCGCTCGTCGGTGTCGATGACATCGCTGGTGCCGAGCACTAACATGGCTCCAAAATTGCGCAGTGCAGCCGCGACCGGAGACATCTCGATCGTGACGTTTACAACCTCGGAGACCGGTAATGTAGGAGCAACGCTCATAATTTACCTCGTTCTGTATAAAAGTCGACATCGGCACCGACGATGGTGCGAACGCCGTAAGTTCTGGAAACCTTCCGGGCAACGTGGAAGGTCATGTCGTATCGATCGACCCACGTCTCGCAAACGAGATCGGGCAGGCGCATGGCCTGCGAATCGATCGCTTTTAACGTGAGCCCTGACTGTCGCAGCAGTGAGCGGTTCTGGCCGATCTGCGCCGCATCTCTGAATCTCTGGGCGAGGAATAGAGCTCGCGGGCCGTAAAAGCTCAGCACGAACTCATAATCCTCATGCACCACGGATGTCTGATCCCCTGTGAGCGGAAGCGACGGGTCACCTTTTCGCCCGTCAAGGTAGACAGGCGTGGTGTCCAGGCTTTTGAGCGCTAAGGCACACCAGTCGGTTTTAAGCGCCGGCTGAGTACCAGGCTTCGGGCGCCAGGAGGCGCGGACTAGATCGAGCCGCAAGCCGATAAGTTCAGAGATCCACTGGCGAAGCGGGTCCATCAGCCCTGTCTCATTGTCTGAACTCGTCGGGCGTAAGGCCCCGGCCGTCCGGCTATCAGTAACTGCCATCGCTTACCTCCGCAGGCCAACAAGTCAGCCTCAAAAAGCCCTTCCCAAACTGCGAGTAATCCGCGCAGTCTTTGATGACAAAGCGCTTCCCCCGCCACTCGACCTCATCGTTTCCGGAGCCGAAGCCCTTGGGAGCATCGGCGACCATAAAACGCACAAGGATCGTGCCCTCCCGCCGGAGCGTCTCCGGCAATCTGGCAATCGTCTTTGTGTCGGCCGTGATGACTGCCCTGACCTCGGTGCTTCCACCCTCAGTCCACGTAGGATTACCGTACTCATCCAGCTCCTCGACAAAATGGATGAGTTTGCAGGGCGAAGTAAACAAAGGAGACCGGATTACACGTTCAACGTCTAAAGTCGCCATCATTCCTCCACCACAACGCCGTCAATGGCGTCGCGTAACTGTCCTGTGTTAATCAAGGGGCGGATGCCCAGGCCTTCCATCTCGTTCTCGCGGGTGCCCTTGGTAAGGCGCGAGCGATTACGGTTGGCGATCGTTCTAGGCTTGAGTGGCTCGAAGTCGGCCGTTTGCATATAGTTTTTGACCGCTGAGGCCGAGCAAATCGCCAGGCGCTCGAGCGTCTGGCCACACTTTTTCTCGTCACCCT